CAACTCGGTTGACACCGGGCGCGGCCTGGTGTACTTCGGCGTGACCATCTAGCCAAGCTCAAGCTACGGGAGGGATCGCCCGAATGCCCATCGGTGACACTGTAGATGTAGTTAGCCCCGCTAAGGGTTGCATCGAGATAGACGGCCTGTCAGGTGAGAGATACCGGGCAAGAGACGGAATCTTCAAGATGTCACCAGGTGACGCTAAGGCCACCGTGCAATACGGTGGTTCCTATCGTAGCCTGCAAGGACCAACAAGCCGCAGGATCGGCTACCGATGTACCGCATGCGGTTTCGGTAGCTGGTTCGTTAACTGCAACCGCTGCAACGCGGATTGCGTAAGAGAAGGTTAAGATGCCAGAGCCGACGACGACCGTCGAGGGTATCCCTGAGGACCAGCAGTGTGTCGCAACCACGAAGGCAGGTAACCGCTGTGCCCGTCCGAGAGTGCTCGATACGGAGTTCTGCTCGGTTCACGCTGCTCCCGCGAGCGCTAGCCAGGCTAAGCGTTTTGCCGCAGTGGACGGGGACAACGTTCCCGTACATGAAGCAGACTGGTCGGGCGGCTTGTGCTCCGTTCATTTCCCGCTTGGCTGGCCTGATGACGCTGAGTCTGCCGGCTGTGCTGACGGTACCTACACCCGCTAAGGCTTAGCTTGACCACCCCGGTAACCGCGCCGACCCCTTACACCGAGCTACAGGCACCGTATGTATCGGTCGCAGAGTTTCGTGCATCCCCGACCTGGCTCGATACAAACAACCTGATCGAGAGCGGTAACCAGGCACAGCAGGATGCCGAGCTTTACAACGTCCTGCTAAGAGCGTCAACCTGGGCTGACAACTGGTGCGGTCAGCAGCTTGGGGCTCATACGGAGTTCGAGCAGCTTAGGGTCAGGGTAGACCGCAGCGGACAGGCATACATGCACCCGTCCGCAATCCCGGTCAGGCAGGTTACCGGCCTGGCGTTCGGAACTGACTTCAATAACATGCAGGTTCTGACGGACCTTACCCAGGTCTGGGTTGAGGACCAGCGGGGAATAGTCGTGTCCATGCTCCCCTTGCGGGGGAGCTTCCGGGGGACGCTTGAGTTCGGCTCCGTCCCTGCCAGCGGCCAGACCTACATGTACGTTCAGGTTCAGTACGTCGCTGGTTACGTCTCTACGGTCCTGAGTGCGACGGCCAACCCTACTGATACCTCCATCAACGTTGTGAACCCTACGGGCATCCTAGGGCCGCCTGTGACCCTTTTCGGGACGCTACCCGGTTCGGTGCTGCGAATATACGACCCGCTGAACCCGGCAGGCAGCACGGGCGGGGAGGAAGCCGTGCAGGTAGCCTCTGGCTACTCCAACGGGTCATCCAACGTGCCCATCATCGGGGCTATCGCCCTGAAGCATACCGTTGGCTCGGGAGCGGCGGGGCAGGTTCTCGTCTCTGAGATGCCAGCCGCTGTCCATCAGGCCGTTATCGACTTCGGTGTAGCCCTCATGCAGAAGCAGGATGTCGCCTCTGATGAGCCGTTTGCAGACGAGCCCTACGGCCCGGCCATGAAGCGCTCGGGCAGCGGAGGGGCTAGCGCGGGTCTTGTTGACCATGCTTACGAGTTGCTAGAGCCTTACCGCCGGGTGCGGTAGGCATGACAACTACGACCCGTGAGATAGTCCAGGCGGGCGTAGCCAGCTACCTTGGCGGGACTTCCTTTGACCAGAATAGCCGGTCATGGCGCGGGGCCACGCCAGCGGCATTGTCGGCAGCCGGCCTGACGGTCGTGCGAACCCACCAGTCCAAGCGCGTTAACGATAACGACTTCGTGCTCGGCCAGGCAGCAGGACGCGGCATGGGTTCCTACGTGACAGTCGAGGCCAGGCAGACCACAAACGTAAGGTACTGCATACCTGCCGGGTCTGGCAGGCGCAAGCTTACCTACAGGATAACTCTGCACGTCTACCACCTGGCACATAAGGCTTACGCCGAAGATGCCGAGTCGGACGTAAACGGCATCTGCGAGGCCGTCAACGACTACCTCCAGCTAGACCCTTCGCTGGGGGGAATCTGCTACCAGGCAGGAGAAAGCAGGTTCGGGATCAGGACCGACGTGCCGCCTTCAGAACTTACGGCGGCTGAGATTACCACCACGCATGCCCAGATACAGTTCGAGGTTCAGGTGATGATAGTTGCTTAGGCTAAGGCTAAGCCTTATCTGCTGGACATGCGGGCTGCCAGCAAGAATCTGCCCGTTTAAGGGGAAGCACTAGTGTCATCAACTTACCGTTTCGATGGCGAGACGCAGGTTTTCTACCCGCGCCTGGCCGACTTCCCCTCCGAGGGCGAGTTTACCAATCTGGTAGCAAACCCGGGAGACGAAGTTGTCTTCGCAGACCGCCAGCCCCCGCCCGGCAACTGGGCACTTGTTCCGCCTAAGAATCCCAAGAGAGAGACTAAGTAAGTGCCAGTTACCTCAATCGTTTTCCCCGAAGCACTAGAATGGCTCGGGGTCGCTCGTGAGCTTGTCGCTGGCATCATCGTAGCGCCCACGGTCACGATCCCCGTTGAGAAGGCGGACCCGGATGAGAAGCCGGTCTTCCTTATCGACAAGGCCCTGCGTGGAATGATGGGAACTACGTACGGCGTCATCATCGGAACAGAGTCGGCTGAGCTTGACTTCAACGGACCCGTGTTCATCGACACTCTCGGCCATTACCTGTTCAACATCTTCGGTGACTACTCGGCTACCGGGTCAACCCCGACTAGCGCCACTACCTTTACCGCCCCGCTTGCGGTTGGCGCTACCACGGGGACGCTTACAAGCGCCGCCGGTTACACGTCAAGCTCAATCGTCCAGATCGGATCAGGAGCAACCGCTGAGGTCGTCCAGTTCACCAACCTCGCGGGGTCTAACGCAACCTGGGCTAACAACCCGATCAGGTTTGCTCACTCTGGCACCCCGGCTGCGACAGTTGTAGCAGCACCGTTTACCCACACGTTCTCGCTGCTTAACTCTGGCAATGGCCAGCCGATCACGCACACCATGACCTTCCACTCGGGTATCCCGGCTTCCACTGGTGCCAGGCAGTATGCCTACTGGTGTGCTAGCGAGATCGAACTTACCCTGGACGCTCAGCAGCTTTTCATGCAGGCGACTAAGGGCATGTCGTTTATCGGGGCAATTGCCGGCGTTACGCCGACTAACACCCTGAACACTTCCGCAGCGCAGGCTGTATGGGAGGCTAAGGTCGGTATTGCCGGCCCGGCTTCAGGTGGTACCCTGATCAACGATGTGGTTTCCGCTAACTACACCATCCAGCGGGCACTGAAGGGGTACTGGACCGCCTCAGGGCAGCAGACCCCCTATGTCATCGCCCGGAACGGGATCGAGATCGTCGGCAAGTTCACCGAGCTTGCCCAGAGCGAGCAGCCGATGCTGAACATGCTGAACAACACCCAGCCGCAGGTTCAGATCGTGATCTCCAACGGCCTAGCGGGGGCTAACCTGCTTAGCGTCACCATGAACTGCCAGGTGGCAGCTTATGACACCGTTAAGCTTCAGTCCAACGAGGAAATCACGTATGACGTTAACTTCAAGGGCGTCATGAACACCACCAATGCTGGCGGGTCGGGCGGAATGTCGCCTGGGTCCGTTATCCTGGTGAACGCAGTTCCGACCTACTAAGCAACAAGAGGGATCACGCATGCTTAAGCGCATCGAACTGGCAGATGGCCAGTGGGTTGACATCACCCCGGTCGAAGACCTCCGGGATTTCGACCGGAAGGCCCTTAACCGGGTTACCTCCATGAGGATCACTGATGACGGGCAGGCTATCGTCAGCGGTGACTACGAGGACAAGATCAGGGACGCCCTGCTTACCAGGGTCATTCAGGACTGGTCCTTCCCCGGCCTGCCGGTCCCGTCCAAGAACCCGTATGTTCCCGCCAAGGGAGACCAGCCCGAGAAGGCCGGAAGCCTGGACCTCCTGACCATTCCTCAGGCACGGGAGCTTCGTTCCGTGGTGGATGAGCACATGAAGCTCATCCGTGATGGCGGCGGTCCTGGCGAGCGTGGCTCGGACCCTACAACGGCCTAGTCCAGCTTAAGCGTTTCCTGGCTGGCGGTTCCTATGACCGCAACGCGGTTCCGTGGGAACAGTACCGTTATGCCCTTTTTGCTCACCGTCTGGGATGGACACCTGACCAGGTGGACAACCTGACGATCCAGGCAGAGGGCTGGATACTGCCGATCCTGGCTGCCATAGATGATCAGCTAAGGACAAACCAGGAACGTGAGCAGGCAGACGCTGAGCGTCGGTCAAGGAAATTCGGAAGGCGCAGCCGGAACTAATGGCAGGCATAGGGATAACCGTAGATGATGGTGACTGGCAGGTCGCCATGTCTCTTTTTGCCAGGCTGATACCTGACATGCTTGTCGAGGCCGGCATGGACGGCGGCGAGGAAATAGCTAAGGTTGCCATCGATCTGCTAGGTGAGCATGCCCACGGTGCCGGAACGTACAGCGGATCACCACCGGGAACACCGCCTGGGGCCATCTCGGGAGACCTGGGAGGCTCGTACCTTGTCACGCCAGCAGAAGACGGTGCCCTGGTAGGGCCGACTGCCGACTACGCCCGTGAGCAGGAAATGGGCGGGGAGATGCACGGGCATACCCACATGAAGTGGACGAACGAGGGCGGCAAGTGGTACCGCAAGCTGGTTGACCTGCCTGCCAGGCCGTACCACAAGCCGGCAACTAACAGGGTTGTCGATTCCGGGCAGTTGACCGCCATCTATTACGAGCATCTTGCAAGGGTGATTCAGGAAGTGACTGGCTAAGGTGGCAGGCGAGTACCTTCCCCCCGTCGTAACGGAGCTGACCGGCGATGCCGCCGGGCTGCTAAGGGCCATAGCTGAAGCTAAGACGGCCATGAAGGAACTCCGCGATATGGGCGGGGATATCCCGATTAAGTTCGATATCGACACCCGATCCCTGGCTCGTGCCCGTACCTATGCCCGTCAGCTATCAGCGGCGTTTCCTGGTGACACCATCCCGATCAAGTTCAACGTGCAGGGTGCTGCCGCGACCATAGCCGCTGTTCAGACAGTCACGACCGCAACCAATCAGGGCCGGGC